GTTGATGTAGCTAAAGGAACAACTTTACTTGCTAAAGGAGCAGAAGGTGGTGAAGCCTACCTTGCTAAAGGACTAGAAGACGTTTCTAAAAGCACCGTAGGTATTGCTGCTATTTATGCTGCTTACAAATATAGAAAAGAAAACCAAGACACCAATTGGTATGACGTTAAGAATCCAGACGGTTCTTTAGTAGATGCTAGAGTGTTCTTTCCTGCTGGTCCATTCCTTGCCATTGGCGACTATTTGGCTAAGATGGAAAGCGGCAAGACTGACCAATTTAAATCAAAAGAATTGATTGAAGCTCTTACTGGATTTAAGCGACCTGCTGGTACTTATGCTTTGTTGGGCGATAAGTTTGCTGAAGCTTCTAGCAATGCTCAAACAGGAGAAGGAGCAGCCGGTACTAAAGTTGCTACATTCTTTGGTGAATGGCTTGGGGAATACTTGGGCAGAGGTATGGTTCCTTTGCAACAAGTTAGTGACATTATTGGTGCTATTGATAGGGATGAGAATGTACCCCGTGATGCTTATCAAGTTAAGCCGGGAGAAGAAGGAGCAATGACATCTGCTAAACAGCAGTTGCAAAAACGCACACCTATTCTTAAACAAGAACTTCCTGTTTTTCAAACTGCAACCAGAGAGGAAGCACCTCCTAATGATGCCGGTATTTTGAAAACAGCAACTGGTGTTGCAATTAAACCATTTCCAAATGAGTTGGAAAAGGAAATTACTAGACTACATATCCCCACTACTAAAGTGTTTTCCACTACAGGAGACAAAATAGTAGACGCTGCTGCTAAGAAAGAAATGGCTCCAATTGTTGGAAAGCTATTTGATGCCATTAGCACCACTTCATATTATCAAGAAAGTAGTGATGATATGAAAAAGATTATGCTTCAGAACACTTTGAGCTTTGCATCAAAGACTGCTAAAGAAATTGCAACTAATAAAGACATGGCTCTTGCCCAACAAGAAGGGAGACAGTCTAAGATATTTGAAAATAAATATGCGGCATTACCTGCTGAAGTGAAAAGAGAAACAGCAAGTATGTATAAAAAATACACAGGAAAAAATTTAGAAGAGTCTAAAGACTACATGTCAGCATTAGCTATTTCAAACTCTATTAAGAAGATACCGGGGTTTGCTCCGGGCGGTCTTGTTAGAAGCCTTACGGATATGTTGTCTCCCCCTTCCAGTTCCTTTATTAAGAAAGGAGTTGGCTCTGCTGTTGAAGAGGGTGGGGAGTCTTTGTTGTCTAAAATGCAAAAGTCTTTGGAAGAAACCAAAGCTGTAGAAAAACCAACAGTAGAAACTTCTGCGCCATCTACAAAGAAAGGCTTAATGTCACCAGAGACAGAACAGCAAGTTCAAAGTTTTGTAGACAAGGCTATTGCTGAAGGTAAAAAGAAACAGGCTCTAGCAGAAAAGCCTGACACTTCAATTATGGCTGACGTAAGTAAAGAGCTAAAAAAGTCTCCTCCAGTAACACCAAGAGAACCAAGTATTAATACCAATTGGTGGGAAACCGCTGAGCCAGCAGATGTTACATCTTTAGAGATTGCAAAGAAAGAAGCTAATGATGCAGCAAAAGGAAATCCTTATAGAACTGTAGAGAGAAAAGCCGGTTTGTCTTTTGTTCAAGAATATAGAAATGGATATTTCCCATTATTGCGAGAAGCTTTTGATCAAAGAGAAAAGAAAACAGACACTTGGAAAGTTGATGATGTTGTCTTGGGTGTTTTGCAGGGGGAATACAGAGCAAAGTATAAAAAAGAACTTGAGCTTACTGCTGAGAATGCCGCTGAGGTTGGTAAAATGGCAGACTCTCTTCAGAATAAATTGGACAAATTAAGAGAGAAATATAAAGACAGACCACCAATGACTTTATATCATGGCTCTTATAGTCCTAGAGAATCAAGAGCAACAAGAGGATTTAATGATCCTAATGATGTATCAGTGGATTCTTCTCATTCTGAACTAGGTATTGGCGCACCTTCATTCACCAAAGACTTGAATTTAAATATGGTTCAAACAAGGTTTGGTGGACAAAAACCAGAGAATTATTTGAATGTAAAGATTCCATATGCTGACTATGAATTCTTAAGAGTTAATATGTCTGCAAAACAGTATGGCAACAGAGACTTGGAAACTGCTGTACGAACAATCTCTGGCGACCCAATCACTGTACGTCCTATGTCTCTTCCAGCAACAACTTGGAAAGAGCATGAGGATGCTATTGTACAAGCGCATAAACTAAAGGGATTGGGCGCTCCTTCTGAAGAAAGAGCAGCAGGGGCAGCAATAGATTACAATCCTACAGAAATGAAGGATGTTGTAAATAAGTTTAAGAAGAGAGATGAAGATTTAAACAATCTTACTAGACGTTTTGGCGACTATGAAACTGTATTGCTAAATCCTAAATCATCTAAGCAAGTTAGACTAACTGCAAACAAAGCATACGCAGATCTTAGAAAATATCTAAACACTGCAATGAACTATTCAGACCTTGTTTCTCCTTACGGAGGAATGGGTCAACAGTATGCTTATGAAACTGGTGTTCAGTTACAAAGATTTAATGATATGATTACTAAGTCTAGTAAAATGTTGTCTAGTCTTGGATCACAAGAAAGAGCTGAAAACTTAAAAGAACTTTATAATATTGTTAATATGCCAACGGATGAAAAAAGAAGAACAGATATGCTTTTAAACCTGACAAAGAAATTTAATAAAGGAGGACTGGTTTCTAAACCATAAAACATATGCCTTACGTTAATAAGCCACGCCCATATTCAAAAGAGTACGAACAATACCATAGCAAGCCAGAGCAGGTGAAGAAACGCGCAGCTCGCAATAAAGCCAGAGCAGAAATGGCTAAAGAGGGAAGGGTTTCTAAAGGTGATGGGAAAGACGTTGATCATAAAGTACCATTGAGTAAAGGTGGATCTACTGGTAAGAGCAATTTGGCAGTGAAATCAGTTCATGCCAATCGCTCTTATCCAAGACTTTCCAATCATAAACCTAAATGATGGCCCACCCGATAGGAATCGAACCTATGACCCACAGCTTAGAAGGCTGTTGCTCTATCCACTGAGCTACGGGCAGGAAAGAATTAAATCCCTAATTCCCCATCAAATTCATCCCAACTTCTAATATAGAAGTGTTCTCCAAATTCATGGATTAATTCAGCAGGATAGCCTTCTGCAATAAGCCAGTCATGAAAATTAAGACCTCTTTCATTGAGGTCTTTTTTATCCATTAGTTTTGGAAATCCATACCTCCATCCTGATGGGGGATCAATCCACACTTTGTTCATTATTTGTCTCTTTCTGTTTAAGCTGGTATAAGTTGACAAAGTAGGCCCTGTCAAATCCCCGTTGCCATTCCTTCCCTTGAATTGTTTCAGGGTCATAGTTGTTCACCATCCAATTGTTAAAGAATGCGCGGTAGCCTTGATCAAACTGAATCTTCAACGGAGGCAAGCGTTCTACTTTCATATCGTTTCCTTTAGCTGAGAAATTTTGAGGTTGTAACAACTAGATTTTACGACATACCCATTAGAAGGGTCAATGGTTCCCTTCTCCATAAACATAGCATCTTTGAAATATTGTTGCTTGTTGTATACACCTAGATACCAACCAACAGACAAGTCTTTCTTTACCCTCACAAAGGCATAGAAGTCACACTTCTGATTAGGGTTTAGAGCAGCAATGGAACAATCGTATGTAGGTAGGGGAGCTACACTAGTAGACTTTGTTTTTACATCTACTAAAATACCATCAGGCATTACCAAGTCATACTCATAAGTATTTTTTAGGATACCACCAAGTATTTGTTGGGCAATAGATTCTCCAATAAAGCCTACAAGATTTCCACCACCGTTGGTGATGGAGTTATGTAGCTTCCCCATTTCCACACTCTTTTCCCTAGCCTCTAAAAGCATGCTATCGCTTACAGCAACCTCAATCATGCTTGTCCCCATACATCATCCCAACTGCCTGTTACAGCCCCTTTAGCATAGTCTGTAACACGCTGTTCAAAGAAGTTTGTATGGGAAGTACCAAGCATTCCATCAACCCACGGCAAAGGATTCTTCTTAATCTTGAAGATGCCTTTCATGCCCATAGAGATTAGCCGCCTGTCTGCGATATATCTAATATACGATTTAACTTCTTCCTTGTTGAGTCCCTCGACATCTCCGCTGATACCAAAAGCCAAATCAACAAATCCATCTTCAAGCGCAACCATTTCAATTGCAATTTGTTTAATATCTTCTGGGGAAGTTTCATTCATATTCTCCTTAACATATTCACGATAGAGCTTAATCATGCCTTCAGCATGTTGAGTCTCATCGACAATAGACCAAGAAATGATTTGTCCCAAGCCCTTAAGCTTACCATGTCTAGCAAAGTTTAAGAGCATAACAAAGCTGGAGAACAATTGCATACCCTCTCCAAATGCAGAGATGACAGCAATCTTCTTAGCAAGTGGTAAATCGTTTAGCTTATCAAAGTAAGCATGCTTATCCACCATCTCTTTATATTCCAGAAACTCATTGTATGTAGATTCTGGTAGTCCCAATGTCTCAATGAGATGGGCATAGGCAGCTACATGCAATGCCTCTCTAGCAGCAAAGCCACTAAGCATCATCTTAATTTCTGGATGGTTAAACACTGGAATGTAGTGTTCATGATAACCAGAGCCAATGTCTAGATCGCCTTGGACAAAAAAGCGCAAAATCTTTGTGAGAAGTTGTCTTTCTTTTTCTGACAGCTTTTCTTTGTAGTCTTTAACATCCTCAGACATTGGCACTTCCGTATGGAGCCAATGGCTTTGTTCGTGTTGAAGCCAAGCGTCATATGCCCAAGGATAGGCAAATGGTTTAAATGTGAGTCTATCGTCAGTAAGCATTACCAATGCCTCCATGTGTTTGCGATTATGTGGATGCAGGTAATCATTTCGACTACCCGCATTATCATCTGGCATTTCTTGGACAGAATAATTCTTATACAAAGTTTTTCCATAAAAATTATTTATTGTTTTTCTCCTTCAGGTTGGATTCAATTGCTCGGTCAAATTCAAACCAGTATTCGGATTCAGCGGGAGTATTTTTCCAAATTTTGATAAGTTCTTCTTCTGTTAGCCCAATCCATTCGCGCTTGGGTTGCAACTCAACATTGTTTAATTTCCATGCGTGAGTTTGGAAACGTTCTTTTGTCATTGTGTATTGGCACATACATCCCGACAAAGTGCTGAAATGAAGACCCACGATGCCTCCGCAATTTGGACAGTTACTGCTCATGTGTTCTTGCTCCGGAGTTTGTCCTCAACAGCTTTGATAACGCCAAGACCATCACACCAAATTTCAAAGCCATGGTCATCAATCGTATACTTGTCAATGATTTCTTTAACTTCCTCATCCGTCAGCCCCCGCCATTCACGCTTGGACAAACGACCGCCTTCAAACGCAAGAGCAAGTAGCTCAAGTATTTCTGGTGAAACGGCGACTTGCTTGAGGTTTGCCAACCGCCATGTTTCAAACGGTGAATCTTGGTTCATGTGTTCTTCTCCTTGAGTTTGAATTCGATTACTTTATAAATTGACCGTCTGGAGGAATTTTGAAATGCGTCATGTATTTCCTCATCCGTCAGCCCAACCCACGGGCGCTGTGGTGGGAAAGTGTCAGGTGCATGCACCATTTCTTCGCTCCCATCATTTTTGATGTCCCACACAGCGCCACATACGCAATTTAATGTGTGCGCCACCGGCTCCTGCTCATCCTTTTCTTTTTCCCAACCCTTGGGTCGGCGCGTAAACCCTGCTTCGCGCAGCTTCTGTGAACGTGTTTTCTTTTCAACCATTGCGTTGTACGCATCTTTCAGAAGATTGCCTGTCACCGGCTCCGGTTGCTCCAACCTATCGCGCAGAATGGTGATGGCATTGTTTTGGATGTTTAGTTGTTCTTTGTCGCCGTAATCTTGAATGACCGGCAGGTTCCATTCCAGCGCATCCAACGCCTTTATAAAAAGTTCGCGGTCAGTCATTCTTCAACTCCGAAATGTTGTTTAATCTTACGCAATAATTCGACACGCTCCATGTCCCACCCCTTTTGTTTTTCTGCCATATTGCGGTTAGCAATACGGTCGCATCGTTCGGCGTGTTTAAGTTCCACTTCAATCATCCCGTCAATCAATTCAACTTCTCGCTCTGTCAGCCCAACCCACTGGCGCTGTGCCATAACAAGCGGTATCTCTTGCCAATGTGAATACTTTTCAGGCCAATCCATTTTCTTGTGGGTCAGCACGGGGTCATCGATGTTGCCATCACAGATGTATAGGTAGGCTTGCGGTGTCATGTGTTATTCCTTAATCCCGTGTGCGGCTTCGATGGCTCTGGCAAATTTAATAAGTTCCGGCCATCCTCCTGCCAGCGGCTCGGCATCCATTGCTTTAGCGCATTCGCGCATCTCCTCATCCGTCAGCGGCTTGCGCTGTGGTGGGGTGGTGTAGAGCGGCAACCATTCAGAATCAGGCGCACTTGGTTTGCGAACAGGTTTAAAAGAATGAAATTCAGTCCATCCACTTTTACTGTCATACCATGCCACCGGCTCCTGCTCTGGTTGCGCCAGCCTCTTGCGCAGTGCGGTGATGGCGTCGTACACCAAAAGGTTGTCAAACCACATTTCAGAACCACCAATCAATGTTGTTTGTTGTGTACAACATGAATTCAACGCATCCAGCGCCTGTTGCATTAGTTCGCGGTCAGTCATTTCTCTCCCCTTGCGCGGATAGCGGCAGCAATACATCGCGCTGCACCAGATTGCAATGGAAGACTTGTAAGCATTTCTAAGTTGTGTCTGTTGTTATCGGCAATTTTGGCGCACTCTTCCCGTTCATGCGCGGCAACAAGGGCGGCAAAGCGTTCAAAGACAGGCGCGAGGTCACGCTCAACCCATGTCATGTGGTCAAACATTGCCCCAGCCTCCCGCGCCATGCGGATGATGTCTTCTTTATCCATATCTTTATCCTTCACAAGCTAAACAAGTTTCTCCATCAACAATAGCCTTCAATGATACATCATCTTCCAGCTTTTGCCGTTTGATTTGTGCTCCTACTTTGTCTGCTTTACGCACCTTCTCAGATCGTAGGTAATACAAACTTTTCAGCCCTCCCTTCCATGCCATGAAGTGAACAGCATGTAAATACTTTGTAGATACATTAGCAGGAAAGAACAGGTTAATGCTTTGTCCTTGATCAATATAAAACTGGCGATCAGCAGCAAGCTCAACAATCCAGCGTTGATCAATTTCCATAGCGGTCTTAAACACTTCTTTAATACGCTCTGGTACATCTAGATGCTGCACTGATCCATCGTTAGCTGCAATGGATGCCCATGTCTCATCATCATTCCTACCAATCTTTTCCAAAGCAGCTTCAAGAAACTTATTCTTTGTTACATAAGATCCACTAAGCGTGTCCTGCTTGTACATGTTGGCACGATAGGGTTCTACGGATGGGCTTGTATTGCCCATGATAAGGCTGCTAGAAGCGTTTGGAGCAATAGCCATATGATGACTAAAGCGACGGGTTACATTGTGTTCCTGAGCGTCTGGGCAGCTTCCCCTGTCCCATGCCAACGTCCTATCCCCTTCAATGCATTTGTCATGAATGTGCTTGAAAATTTCCTTGTTAATAATCTTAGCCAACACACTATCAAAAGAAAGTCCTTTCTTCTGCAAATAAGCATGGAAACCCAAAGCACCAATGCCAATGTCACGCTCACGCATTGCTGAATATCTAGCCCTGCTAATGGTGTCAGGTGCGTTGTCAATAAAATATTGCAACACATTATCCAGCATCTGCATTACGTCTAAGATGAAAAGCTGATCGCCTTTCCAGTCATCGTAATATTCCAAATTCAATGAGGAAAGACAGCACACTGCTGTACGTTCTTCATTTGTAGGTAAAAAGATTTCAGTGCAAAGATTGCTACCATTGATGGCAAGGTCTTGCATCTTCAGCCAATAAGGAAGTTTTTTATTTGCTGTATCAATGAAGATGAGATAGGGTTCTCCGGTTTGCATACGGAGTTCCAAAATCTTTTGCCAAAGATATTTAGCAGACACAACTTCCACTACATTCCCAGTGGCAGGATTTAACAAAGGCCAATCATCACTGACGTTTTCATCTTTCATACATGCTTCAATGATTTTCATGAAATCATCAGAGATGTTAATGCCGTGATGAAGATTGAGGGTACGAATGTTTTGATCACCAGTTGGCTTTCTCATTTCCAAGAAAGCAATGATGTCAGGATGAGAGATGTCTAGATATGCAGCATAAGATCCGCGACGGGTTCTTCCTTGACGATAAGCCAATGAAGAAGCGTCATAGATTTTTAAATGAGGCATTACTCCAGTGGATTTATCGTCACTATTACGAATACCAACATGGACACCAACGCCACCACCGAACATGCTAAGCCAATTGGTTTCAGAAAGGTTATCGACCAAACCCTCTGCACTATCATCCATGTAATTGAGAAAGCATGAAATGGGAAGACCACGCTTAGACCTACCAAAGCTAAGAATAGGAGTAGAATAAGAGAGCCAATGTTTGCTGCTGTATTCATAAAGCCTCTGTGCATGTTCATTAGATGAAGAAAACATTTTAGAAACAAACGCAAACCGTTCTTGTGGGCTTGTCTCATCTTCTCGCATGTAGCTTTCTCTAAGCCTCTGCGCTCCCAACTTATCAAACAATGCGTCCCGTGTATAGTCTAGTTTCATGTTATCTCCGGAGATAAAAAAAGAGGAAAGAAAAGTCTTTCCCCTTTGAGGTCGGCTGTTATATGCTGTTATTGTTTTTCTGGAAAGAGGGTTTCTGTTTTTAGTTGCATTTTTTGAGAAATATCGTAGCCATAAACTGTTGACAAAAACAAAACAAAGCGCTCAAGAACTTCATCCCATGAGGCGTCATATGGTAAATGCACAGACGCTGCAAAATGATTATCTTCAGGATCTGTTGAAAAGAATTTCCAGTTGGTAGTGTCCATTTTATTCCTTAAACAAAGAAGGGAAAAGACTTTCGATGACAACCTTACATTGATCAGCTACATCCCTATGTTCTTTCTGCGTTGCCTTGTCGCATCTGATATCTAGGTAATGGAGCCAACTACGAAGTGTACCATTCATATAAAGTCTAGACAACATTATACCCTCTGGCAGTACCTTCCTAGCAACTTCTTTTGCAATGCCATTATCTAGTGCCTGATGATAAGCGTCTAAGCTAGTGGACAATACTGTTTGCTGTAGGCTCCACCAATAGCGATAGAGTTCTTTGTCTTCCACCTCAATAGAGTTTTGCCTGTTCTTCCAATCTTGCAAGCGAGGCTGAGAAAACTCTGACTCACTTGCAATGGCATAGCGTTGACTAAACTCCTGAAAGCTAAAGCTTCTATGCCGCAACATTTGTCTCGCTATGTCACGGGTTGTCTCAATTTCCATACAAACATTGACCATCTCGAAAGGTGACCAATGTTTATTGTCAATTAAATACTTTAGGAGTTTAGGTGCGGTGGCTCTATTGTCTTGGTTCTCCGGATTAGAAACCCTTGCCATGTAAGCAATAAGGTTTTCCCCATCCGGAGTTGCCCAAATCAACTTTACTTTAGACATTGCTTTCCTGTAATTTAGTTTCTGCGGGAAGTGCTTCGTCTTCTGTTTCAAACAATTCAAAGTATTGTTCAGCTTCAGAATGAATCATGAAGTAGTAAAGCAAAGTGCGACATGCTTTAGCCACTTCATCTTCAAATGCTACATCATCTGGATGACCATCTACAATAGGACATTCAATACAACGTTCATATGTTTCTTTAAGAGTATTAACAAGAATGTCATCCACTTCGTCTTCTGTTAGTCCTTTGTTGGTACAAACGCTCTTAAGCAAAGCAACAATACCAACTTTAAGAAGACCATTGCGAGCATCATCATCACAAGTAAATGAACAAGAAGCGCTACCATCCTCATGCTCAATCATTGTTTCCAATACAATTTTTCCATCAACCATTTTTCTTTCTCCTGAGTTTTTCCGTATCAGTTTTTGATTTATGACACGGCTTGCATAAAATCTGGAAGTTGTCAGCTTCACAGAACATTCTCTCAACGTAATTGTTCTAGTCTATAAATCCTTCTTTACCTACAACAGGAATGATATGGTCTACTTGTACATCCAATCCAAGAAATGTTTTCTTACATTTAGCGCATTGATAATGTAGTGCAAGCTTTCCTGTCTTGGCATTCACTTTCCTTCCAACACTAGCCTTCTTCAATACCTCAAATTTTACAGGCCAGCGTCTTGATGCCATTCGCAAAGCGGAGACAATAAAACTTCTCCACCTTGCTTCAGTCCATTGCCCACTATTTCTAGTCTTCTTCGTCATGCAAGCCTTCAAAGTCAACGTATGTAATAGTTACATCGTCTTCAGTTGCTCCCAAACTATTAAAGGCTTGACACAAAGCATCAATGAAAGCTTCATGCAACACATCCTCATCTGCAAGCAAACCAGCCGGTACTTCAGACTTAGGAATATTAATTTCCAATTCAGCGGTAATTGTAATCATTTGTTTTCCTTAGTAAAGCATGTCTTCAACAAGTTTAGCATAGCCAGCAATGTCATGCCAATGATCAATCTCTTGTGGTTGCCCACCGTTAACAATGCGAGCAATCTTATGGCAAATCATATCAACGCTTTCTTTCATTGGCAAGGACAAACTATCATAATTCGCGCCCATTCGTACAATGTCTTTTAATTGTTGTGCGGTCACGGCAAGTGTTTCGTATTTACCATACACGTTACCCCTCAATTCAAGAGTGTCTTCAATGTTCAATGTTTGCTCCCAACAGTTTTAGTGCGTGGTGTTAGGGTGTATTCATCATCATGGCTAAATGCTACGTTCTCGCTCTCTTCATAAAACCTATGAAAGAAACGTTCAATAATTTTCCTTGCTCTTTCATCTTGATCCATCAAAGGAATAACAGATGCCATAAGCATGGCTGTGTTGAGTAGGAGATCAGAGTCTTCATCAGTCATTTTATTTTCTACTGTACCAATAATAACTTCAAACTCACCGTCCCAATCAGGGCCATAGTCAGTAGGACGTAACACAATGCATACGTCATTTGATTCTGTTTTCAAAGGGGTGGGTGCCATGTTTCATTTTCCTTGCGTCGTAAATAAAGAAGGTGAGCATTCTCATGCACTCTGTCAACATTACCATCGTATGCGTTAATACAAGCTTCATACAACTCTTTCTCATTGGTACAGTCTGCTAATATCTTTGCAGCTTTAGCAGGGCCAATACCTTTAAGGCCAATGATGTTATCTGCTGTGTCGCCAGACAGTATTTGTTTATAAAAATTTAGTACAGCAGTGTCTTTGTCTACATAATATTTGGTCTTCTTTACAAAGTTGTAATGATGACCAGATATCTGATCCAAATCTTTGTCTAAAGAAACGATGATACAACCATCCTCCCCAATGTTAGTGGCTGCTATGGCTATATCATCGTCTGCTTCTTGTTCAATAGAAACTGTTGCTCCCCAATGTTCAATTAAGAAACTTCTAATTGCATCAAGATGATGGGGTTTTTCAACGTCTTTTCTATTGCCCTTATACTCAGCGGTAACGGCAATCTCTTTTCGGAAATTGCCGCGACCTGTCAGAAACAACTTGAAGTCAGATGCCTCTGGGATTCCGAGTAGAAGGATATCTGCAATATAAACATCCAAAGTTGAAAGAGCTGTAACCAGATTTTCATCCTTGCATGCAAATGAAATTCGATATGCAACTATATCGGAATCCAAGAGTGCAATCATTAATCAGGTGTCCCTTTGTTTTCCTCTTCTTCAAACAACTCACCCATTGGGCGAGCATTTTCGATGTTAGCAGCTTTGCTTTGCTGCTTTTGAAGCACTGCTCCGCGAAGAGCAGCGAACAAATCGAAAGATTGTTCAAGAGGGAGTTTAGCCAATCCACTCAAAATCAAACCAACTTGAAGTTCGTTCAATTCAAACCTGTACAATTCATCATTCATAGAACCACCTCTTCATCTTCAACGGCTTCAACACCGTACTCAATCAAATCAGTTACGACAAGCTTAACAAGAGATGGGCTTACGCCTTTCTTGTTTTTATACTTCCATTCGTAACTAGAAACAACTGCCCTACCTTTGCTGTTGTTACCAATGTTGCCGGTAATTTCAGCACCATCAGCGTCATAAGCGCGAATGGGATTGGCAGACTTGCAAGTGATGTAATTCCCCATCTCTGGCTTGTCTTCTTTGTTAGAAACAGACACTCCCATTCCTTCCAATGCAGCAACAGCAGCATCAGAAAGTTTGCAAAGATTAACCTGATACTTGCCAGACATTTCGTTAGGCTTGCTCAGTTGTGCCCAGAAAATATCACAAGCAATCTTCACACGCTGTTTGTCGTTAGACATAATAAACTCCAAAAGATTTAAAAAGAAAATTCACTAGTTACGTCAGTGACATTCACGCCAGTTGTTACCAATCTTCCCTTCCGCTGCAACTGGACAACGAAAGCGTAAAATCTGTCCTGCTAGACTAGCAGCCTCAATGATTGTTTGCATTGCCAACTCAGCGTCAGCTTCAGCAACTTCCCATTGCGTTTCATCATGTACGAAAGCCACAAGTTTAGCATCAATGCCTCGCTCATTCAACAGCTTTGTTGCTTTTATGAGCCACTGTTTAGCAACAATAGCCCCTGCTGATTGAAGCAAAGTGTTCAACGCAGCATGCTGACTTCTTATCCACAATTGCCTACCGTCTAGCCCCGGCAATGTGCCATGCTTTTCTATAGTGGTTGCAATCTTAGACTTAAGCTTGACCAATGCTGGCGTATTGGTAAGGATGTTGTCGATTAGTGTCTTTGCCTTGCCGGTCGAACCACCAATGGTTGAAGCCATCTTTG